GCAGGGGACAAGGGCCGATGGCCTCGCTCACGACGACGCGGATGCCGCACCTCCACTTGAGCCAATCTACAAATTTTATAAAAAGTTCTCGGCGGCGCTTGAACCCACAAAAGTTAAAGTATGGTAGGACCACGTAGAGGATGGGCCTGGGTCGGAACAAGCAGCCCATCTACTTATTGCCAATTATTAATTTCATAGTCGGCCGAGTTGGCCATGAGGCACACCTCCCAGATCGAGCCGACGGTCGGGCACCAATCCACTGGGTCGGCCCGCCCCGGATTGAAGTGGACCGGGTGCCAGTTTGGCAGCCACCGGGCCGTCGTCAGGTTTGTGAGCGAGTCGTCAACGAATATGTGCGTATGGTGTTTGGCAAAGTTCGTATAGGCGGTCGCCTCGGGCTTGATCGGTGACTCGACTATGTTACTACCCGGGCACACCACGTAAACCTGATCACTTATGGCATGGGCCACCTCCCCGGCCCACTCGATAGGCGCGTTTGTGAATAGGGTCACGCGCCACCCATTCTTGGTCAGTTCGTGAATATCTTTGGCCTCTTGTTGAAACTGTGTGCTGCTCAGCACCTCCCACAGGCGGTCGAGTACAGGCCGGTCATACACCTCCTTGTTGAAATCGCTCGTGTCGATTCCGAAGCTGTTCTGTAGGCCCCGAGCCGTGTGACCGGCCGTGGAGTACAGGAGCTTGTTCGTATAGGCTGGGTCCTTGCACTCGGGCAACTTCTTGGCCACATAGCGAATACAGTTGTGCCGGACGTGGGCGAGCAGGCGGCGATCACGGATGAGGACGCCGTCGATGTCGAGCACGAGGGACTTGAACGCCATTTTCAATTTTAAGGGGGCGTCCTTTTAAAGCTGATGCGTGCTAAAAAACCAGAATGGCCCTCAATGTCACCAAGTTGGTTCCTCATGCAACTCTCCCTGCGCGCGCCACACCTGGTGCCGCTGGCTACGATCTCTTCAGTATTGACAACTACGTTGTGCTACCGGGCCGTCGGGTCGTCGTCTCGACCGGCATCTCCGTCTCTCTCCCCCCAGGATGCTACGGACGTATTGCACCTCGTTCTGGACTGGCCGTGAAGCACGGACTCGATACCCTCGCGGGCGTCATCGACCCGGACTATACGGGTGAGATCAAGGTGGTCCTCCAGAACTTGGACCCGACCCAACCGTTCGTGATTCGACCGGGGTACCGGATCGCCCAACTGATCCTTGAACAGTGCGTCACTCCCGAGGTTATCGAGGTGCCCAGTGAGTGCACCGCGCTCACGGGCCGAGGGGGCTCCGGTTTCGGTTCGACGGGCCTCAACTGATAAACACTAGAGGGCCTAAAAAGTCATGTACATTGCGTGTTGGGCAGGTGCCCTAAGCATAGTCAATAACTGTACGTGCTGTGCGGAGCGCAGGATGCTCTCGCGTCTGCGAGAAATCTCGCGGCGGCGTGGGAATTCTCCTGCCCAATTCTCAACATGGACCTATCGCAAGTACGGTGAGATTATCGTCACGCGGCTCCGGAGGGACGGACAACCGGGCACGTCCCTCCCGTGCATACTGTGCCGCAAGGCTCTCGACCGAATCCAAATCCCGTGGCGTGCACACGTTGGCGCCGCGTGGTTTTCCAGTAGGGACGACTGTGTGCCCGAGTCCAAACTTACCCAGAAACAAAAATCTAATTTTTCTCGAACTTCAGAAACTTTAAACAAAATTTAACAATTGTTTTTTTTCAAGAAAAGTTGGGAGGTGAGAACCCAAGGGGGTCTTAAGAAAAAAGAAGGAAGTCGTCCTTAAAAACTTCAGCCCTATTCTCAGTACGAATGAAGTGCATGATCGATTGGTGTCAGGAAGAGTCCGACTCGTGCTTTGGAGACAGGTGCCCGGACCACTTTCGTGAATGGCTCGCGACGCTCAGTCCGGCTGAAAAGGCCATAGCGCTCGGTCCGGAGCTCGGACTTCCCCAGGTCATCCACGACCTCCAGGCAGCGGAGGCTTCGGGGAAATTTATTTTCTTGGAACGTCCTAATGGAGACGTGTCCCAAATGTGCCAAGGTCTTTCAGCACAAGTACCCGTCCAAGGCCAAGGAAAAACTCGGAGCACACTTGGCCCGAAAAAATCCATGTGATAGTGAAGTGTACGTCATCGAACGCAAACCAAAGGATGATAAGCCCATACACGATATCGCGGCCCTCGATGCTTCGAGTGTCGCTCTAGATGACTATGTTGTGTTTACTCACGTCATATCACGGGTGTTCGATATTATGAACACATCTCGACCCTTTGCATGCATGCCGAACCTCGATCTGAATCACATTTGGTACATCTTCCAGGGAGGCCTTCGCCGCGCACCTCTCCAAGCGTTCGTAGATGTGTGGTTCCGCGTCGTATTTCTACCCAAGTGCCGACCCTATCTCGCGAATACATGGCCCCGATGGAACAGTTACTTTGACTTTGTTGAAAAGAATACAGGGTTTTACATGATGGATCGTCCGACCCTCGTGAGCTGGCGCCTATGGAAAAGATCCGAACTCTACAGGCGAACATGCGAGGCCATCCGCGGCCACTTGAGTCGACCGTCACGGTCCCAGAGAATCGACATGCGTCTGAAATTGTGCGAGTTTCCAGAAGGGACTGGTGAATTGGTGATGGAAAAAATAATCCAAACCTAATATAAATGTTCGTCTGCCCCAAGAAGATCCTGATGGCCCTGCTCTTCATGCTGCTGGCGGCCCCCGTGGCCTTCCAGGCGGTCCGCGCCGTGCTGGGCGGCTGGATCGCCACGGCCGAGGGTCTGCCCAAGGTGGGCGGCCTGGCCGTGCATGCCCTGGTCTTTATGGTGCTGAGCACACTGATCTGGCGCTACGTGCCGATCGGCCGTGCGTCGATGTTTGAGGGTGAAGAGGAGTTTGGCCGCCGCCGCCGCAATCGCCGCCCACCCCCGCCGGATGACGATGAGGAGGAGTTCGAGGACGATGAGGGTTTCATCCTCCGCCGCCGCCGCCGCAGCCGCTACGAGGACGAGGAGGCGGGCGCCGCTCCCACTGTCGTGGACATGCCACCCGGATTTTAAGCTGGTCCAATAATATGGCGGGTGGCATCTTTCCAGGAGCTCCTTTCACGTTCAACATCAAGTGCGTGATTTTCTCAGCAGCACTTGCGGGTGGCTATTGGTTCGCCCCCGCCAAGAACTATTTTGTTCTTTTCTTTCTGCTTTGGTTCCCGTACCTAGCCATGGCGTGGTACGACTATATGTACGATTGCCGCGACAAGCTCGGTCCGACCATCGTACCCTTTGGCCGGTACATATGGCTGCCGTTCAAGCCGCAGCAGTACCAGGCTGATTTTAACAAAATGTCCGAGAGTCAGATTGGGGCCATGTCCCGGGTCGATCACCTGGTTGGATGGACCATAGTACTCTTGGTCCTGGCTTATAGTTTCAAGACTCTCTATAAATAGATGAAAAAGGTGGTATTCCAGGCGGTTGCCTGGGAGGGCCACGATACTGAAGACGACAAGTACGTCGTGAGGGCCTATGGACGCACGGCTGACGGGAGATCCGTCGCCGCATCCACATTCTTCGAGCCGTACTTTTTCGCCAAGACTGGCTACCGGACCCCAGAGGTTCGACACGCGCGCATAGAGACGGTCCTGGCCAAGGATCTTTGGGGATTCCAAAATGGTGAAAAGTCTCGATTTTACAAGTTTACGTTCAAGACGCACAAGGCTCTACGTAGCGCCGCGTGGGTCCTCGAGCGCGATCACTGGCGCGTCTACGAGGCGAACATAGACCCGGTCCTGCGCTTCATGCACGTCTCGGGATGCACGAGCACTGGCTGGATAGAGGTCGAGCACGACGCCGAGGAGATGGACACCCGCTGTGACCTCAATATCCAGACTGAAAAGTTCGTTCCCGTGACCGATCGTGACGGGATCGCCCCTCTTAAGATCATGTCCTTTGACCTGGAGTGTTACTCGAGTACCGGAGCCTTCCCCAACCCGACCAACGCCGGTGACGTCGTATTTCAGATTGGCATGACGACGCAGGAGTTTGGTCGGTCAGAATCTCCGATTCTGCGCAAGTGCCTGTGTCTGAAGCAGACGGACGGGGCTGACTGTGAAAGCTTTGGGTCGGAGCGGGAACTCATCGAGCGCTTCGGTGAGTACCTCGCTGAGACGGACCCGGATATCATCACCGGCTGGAACATCTTCGGGTTCGATCTCGAATACCTGTACAAGCGCGCGACGCGCAACGGGGTCGAGACGCTCTGGGGCCGCAGGTCTGACGTGCCGTCCGAGCTCGTCATCAAGAATCTCTCGAGCAGCGCCCTCGGTAACAACGAGCTGAAGATGGTGCCGATGATTGGCCGGTACGTATTCGACCTCTTCCAGGACATTAAGCGCGAGCACAAGCTCGAATCATACTCGCTGAACAACGTGTCCAAGCACTTTCTGAACGATCAGAAGAATGATATGCCAGTCAAGGAGATTTTCAGCCGTTTTGCCGAGGGTGACCCGGCACGCCTAGGTGAGGTCGCACAGTACTGTCTGAAGGACACGGAGTTGCCGCACGCCATCATGGCCAAGGTTTGCCAGATACAGAACCTCGTTGAGATGGCCAAGGCGTGCTGGGTCCCTTTGGCATTTCTGAGTGAGCGCGGTCAGCAGATCAAGGTGTTTAGCCAGATGGCCTACAAGGCCCGACAGCTCGGGTTCCTGATCCCGACATTCAGGCGGCAGGGACCGAGCGCCGACGACAAGTACGAGGGTGCGACCGTCCTTGACGCACAGACGGGTGCGTATTACGGCCCCATCACGGCCCTCGACTTTGCGAGCCTGTATCCGAGCATCATGGTCGCTCACAACCTGTGCTATTCGACGCTCGTCATGGACCCAAAGTACGACAACCTTCCCGGCGTCGAGTACGAGACGTTCGGGCCCCACAAGTTTGCCCAAGGGGTCACGTCCCTCCTCCCCACGATTCTGACTGACCTCAAGGCTTTCCGCAAAAAGGCCAAGAAGCTCATGGCCGCGGCCGAGGGCACACCCATGGAGGCGGTCTACAACGGCCAGCAGCTCGCCTATAAGATTAGCATGAACAGCATCTACGGATTCACGGGCGCGTCCAAGGGTATGCTCCCGTGCGTGCCGATCGCGTCGACCGTCACCATGCGAGGCCGGCAGATGATCGAAGAGACGAAGAACTACGTAGAGGCGAACTTCCCGGGAGCCAATGTGAGGTATGGGGATACCGACTCCGTGATGGTCGAGTTTGACGTACAGGGCCGGAAGGGTCAGGATGCGATAGACTACTCGTGGATCCAGGGTGAGATTGCGGCCGAGGCGTGCACGAAGCTCTTCAAGGCCCCGAACGATCTGGAACTCGAGAAGGTTTACTGTCCGTACTTTTTGTACTCGAAAAAGCGCTACGCGGCCAAGATGTATGAAGGGGTGTCGGACAGGGATGGGAGACCCGTCCTGAAAGAGGATGGGACCCGTCTCGTCAAGTTCAAAAAGATTGACGTCAAGGGGCTGCAGGTGGTCCGGCGTGACAGCTGTCCGTACGTCCGCGAGACTCTCAAGAGCCTGCTTGGAATGATCCTCGACTCCGATGATCCACGGCCAGTCATACAGTTTGCACGCGAGGCGTCGGCTGACCTCGTGGCGGGTAAGATTCCCATGGAGAAGCTCATGATGAGCAAGCAGCTCGCCAGTGAATACAAGGTGGCGATGCCTCACGTGGCGGTCCGTGACAAGATCAAGGCGCGCTCACCCGGCTCGGAGCCACAGCAGGGTGATCGTGTCCCTTTTGTGGTGGCTCTGATGCCCAGAAACGGCAAGCTAACGGAAAAGGCTGAAGATCCCACGTGGGTCAGGGAACAGGGCGTCCCGCTCGACTACCAGTACTATTTCACGAACCAGCTCAAAAAGCCCGTGTGTGATCTCTTGGAGCCTCTGGTCGGTTCGGACCCCGAAAGGACGATCTTTGCGGCGGCCACGGCCGGGAACAAAAAGGGCACATTCGATCCCAAGATGCGCACACTCGATGCGTATTTTAAGAAGCCCATCGCCAAGTAATCAAGGCGCCACCACATGGAGCAACAGATCATGGCCATTCTCGAGAATGAGGTCAATAGGCGCGTGAGCGAGCGTCTGAGCAACGTCGTGCAGCACGTGTCCCGAACGTACCGGCTACCATTTGAAAAGCTCATGAAGGATGTGGCTTGTATGGAGGTCAAGACGGACCAATGTCTGGGCCTGGTGGGCAAGGGCACGCGGTGTACACGTCACGCGCGGATAGACGGGTACTGCAAGATGCATCAGGATCAAAAGCCGGTCATCGCGATGCGCCCCCTCGAGGCCGATGTTCCACAGGGCCCGCAGCACACGCACACCCTCCCGCCCATGTACTTGGCAGGATGCCCTGCGTGTGAAAAGGTCAAGACAGTTAAACATTTAGAGTTCTTCTAAATTAATGAGCAAGTCGGACTTGTTGCTCGAGTCCCTCACGCGCTTCTACGAGGACCCGGTCAACGCCCGACGGCTGCACGACATCCTCACGACTAAAAGTCAAGGTATTTCTTTGCGTAATTTGGAGTGGTTCATCACCAATTACGCCAAGAATAGACACGTCACGTACACGACTCCGGCCGGGCGTGCGTTCACCGTCCACGTGGCCTACAAGTCGAGTCTCGACGGATACTCGAAAAAGCTCTTCGATCCCTTTTGTCGGACCGAGCGCATACAGTTTCAGGGCCTGACGACGACCGTCGCCCAGCTCAACTTCATCAAGTGGTGCTTGACCAATGGCATCATAGACTACATGACTACAAATAAGCCATACGAGCAAAGCCACCCTGGAACTCCAGAACCGAGTATCCATAATAGAACAGATACAACGCGTACTGTGTGATGGTCGCCGCAAGCTCTGGCAAAAACTTGAGCGTCAGGTTTGACGTTTGAGAATTCAACTTTGAAAAATCAATGTAACCACCCTGGTTGTATTCAGTCACATTTAGACCGAATGAATACAGATAGATATTCTTTTGGGGCACGGACAGACCGTGCTCCATGGGCTGAATGAACGAGCAATACGTGCCGTTGGCGAACGTGTCAAGGATGTCGACGTTATTCATGGTAATCTTCACGGTCTCGATCGAGTCGATGTACTGAGCCTGACCAGTCGGGAATGACAGGGGAACTGCAGCCGTGATGTACTGTGACGCGTACCCGTACAGATAACGCACGTCGTAAAAGTTGGAATTTTGGGTCCCTTCATAATTTTTGTTGCGGATGAACCAAGCCAAGAGCTGCACGGGGAAGTTGGCGGTGAGCGTGGCTGTCACAGCCCCCTGATTGTACTCGGCCGTGGACTCTTTCTTTATTGTCGGAACGATGTAGCGCAGGGGCTGGTTGCGATAGTACAGGCGCTCGGCATCCGTGAGACGCACGGACTCTAGGACGATGTACGGATTGATGAGGTCAATGGTGCCCGGTGCGTTTGTGAACCAGGTCTGCGGCCTGAACGTGAAGCGGATGTAAATCTTCTGGGCCCACATGGCGCATACTGGAAAGTAGGGGCGGCGGAGCCTCTCACGCGCCTTGTTCTCGTGACTGTGCCGGCGACAAAAGAAGAATTCCAGCGGGATGAGGAGGTTGAGGGGCGTTGAGGGTGTCAGGTTCTGATTCGCCTGGCCACCATTCACGAGGTTCAGCATTCCAACCTGTTCGTCATAGTCGAGGAATGTCTGATCTCTGATCACGAGCCAATCATCATATATGGTTTCTATGACAGTCTCGTTTACGATAAACTCCACCTTTTCAATGAGGGCCCGGCCAATCTGGTTCGTGTAGGCAGAGCCCGCGCTCAGGGCTGGTAGGGTCACCTGCAGGTGCATGTTTGAAAAGAGATCGCCGAGTTCTGTTGGTCGGAGTTCGACCACCGCGACACCCGGTTCCGTGCGTCGGATGAAGGTTGTGCCAGGCACGGGGACGCGCTGTTGATACACGACGGACAGTGAATATTGCTTGTAAGATGGTGTCCACGCACCCTGTGTAAAGTCGGTCGTGTCCGCGATGAGTTTCTCCTGAGGCCCGATGGCGTCGAGTGCCAGGACGCCACCCGCACTGAAACCAAGCCGACTCTTCTCCGTCAGATTATTGTCGTTGAGCATGACGTGACCCGGTGGTTCCGCATCGAGGTCCCTGAGATCCACTGGAAATCTGGGAAAGTTGTCGTCGTCGAGCGGCGGCAAGGTGAGAATCTGGGGGGGTGCGAGATTCAGGGGCTGGGGGATGAATCCGACGGTCGTGACCGGTGCGGCGAGGATGGCCTGGTTTTGGACCCGTGTGCCACCGGGTGGCGAGTTTGTAGGCAGGGGGGCGAGGGGCGGCACGGGTGAAGTGATGATGGTCCCCATGTACTTCGTGACGGGCGTCGGGTCACCTGGATATTTGGGTCGTGGCCAAATACCGGGCACGGACTGGAACGCCCGGACCTGTAGGACCGGCGCCACGCCCGGGAGATTCGTGAGGAGCCACCCCTTTTTGAGTCCCGGTGGGAAGGGGGTCGTCGCGTAGAAATACACTTTATAATTCGAAACAAAGTACGTGCCGTCCATCGAGTACACGGGTGGCGCGTTCGAGAAGGGCGCCGATGACAGCGTCACGGTCGAGACGGGCACGATCCCTTGGATGGTCTGGGCCTTGTCCGCCTGGAAATCAAAACTTCCGTTATAGGCGCCATATGTCTGATGGGATCCCCGAAATGGCAGAACGGTCGTCACCAGAGCGTTTCCTATGATGCCTGGAAGATTCAAGAGCTGGGCACCCGTCTTGAGCTCGGGTGGAAGCGTCGTCGTCACGTAGAACGTCGCCGTCATCTCATCCTTGATGGCGTAAAATCCACTCACGGTGGCCATCCCTACACTAGAAGTTTATAAAAATCGTAGAAAATTAGCGGAAGCGTAATGAGTAACTGGTGCATAGCGCCGTTTATATATGTTCCGTGCAGGGCCGCCGTATCACTTGGTGAATAGTCAACGAGTTCTTTTTCGGCAAATGTGAGAAAACATCCATCGATACAGAACCACAAGACGAACACCCCCGTCGCGAGTAAAAGATGGTACCTAATAAACCTATCAGTAGTTAAGAATGCTCCTATAATAATTATCATAATAACAAGATGGTGTAGGAATAGCACGAGACGGGCCCCTATTCCTAGATCATGGTTACGATGGACGTGATTTATACTCGCGGCAGTTGTGTTTATTGCCATAAGTACCATCAATTTCTGGAGGGTCCAGTCCATACTTATGTATTGTCTAGAGTAATGACTAAAGTGTACTGCCGCGCCTAAAGAATAAAACCCCAATTAGAGTATGGCGGACCCGATCCTCGTTCCCACAAATAGTCGATTCACCGTATTCCCCATCAAGTATCCGGACCTATGGGCACTGTACAAGAAGGCGGTCGGGTCCTTCTGGACGGCCGAGGAGATCGACCTAGGGGCTGACGTCACGGATTGGTCGGCCCTCACAGACCCAGAGCGCCACTTCATCAAGATGGTCCTCGCATTCTTTGCGGCCAGCGACGGTATCGTCATGGAAAACATAAATCTGAACTTTGGGACCGAGGTGCAGATTGCCGAGGCCAGGGCGTTCTACGCGTATCAGTCTTTCAACGAGTCGATCCACGGTGAGACGTACAGCCTCATGATTGACAAGTTGGTCGAGGACAAGGCTGAAAAGGATTCGCTCTTCCGCGCCATAGAGACTGTGCCCGCCGTGAAACGCAAGGCGGAATGGGCTCTGGAATGGATGGGGAGTGGGCCCACGGGGACCGGGGCCAAGAGTTTTGCACAGCGCCTTGTGGCGTTCGCCTGCATGGAGGGTATATTCTTCTCGGGATCTTTCTGTTCCATCTTTTGGCTCAAGAAGCGGGGCGTTTTGCCTGGCCTGTGTTTCAGCAACGAGCTGATCAGCCGTGACGAGGGACTGCACCTGGAGTTTGCGGTGGCTCTGTATCACCACTTGGAGGACAAGTCCGCACCCGTGGCAGATATCGTGAGGGGGGCCGTGGCCATCGAGGAGAGTTTCATTACGGAGGCGCTTCCATGCAAGCTGATAGGCATGGATGCCGAACAAATGAAACAGTACATTAGGTACGTGGCTGACCGGCTGCTGAAGCAGCTCGGGCACCAGCCCATCTACGGGGCCGAAAACCCCTTTGCGTGGATGGAGACCATCTCACTCGAGGGAAAGACGAATTTTTTCGAGAAACGAGTCGGGGACTATTCAAAGCGAATGGTCGAGGCTGGTGACTCTGTGCGGTTCGATGAGGAGTTCTAGCGGGTCCGTAGGACCCGTGCCCCAGGTCCAGGACCTAGTACATCGAGCTGTAGCCGACGAACTCATCCTCCGCATACTTGGACACGGTCGTGATGGGCGCGGCGCCCGGAGCGACGACGGCCGGCGCCGCCATCGTGGAGGCGGCCGCGGCCGCCTTTGCAGCCCGGGCAGCGGTCACGCGAGCCTTATCAGCGGCGATGCGCTGCTGCGCGTTGGCCAGATCAGCCTCGGCCTGGAGGTCCGCGAACTCGTCTTCACCCTCATACTCCTCACCATCCTCAT